ATGCATACAGGCCGTGGTATTTCAAACGGCGCATACAGGAAATAGAAGGTATCGGTATTGAGCGTGACCTTGCCGGACTGCCAGTAATGCACGCACCGGAGGGGCTTGATATATGGGACCCGGATAATCAGGATGCGTTAAGAATCAGAACAGAGCTTGAATCCATGGTACGCAGAATCAGGCGAGATGAAATGGAGGGTGTAGTCCTTCCACATGGATTTGAGCTGGAACTTTTAAGTTCCGGTGGTTCAAGACAGTTTGATACAAATGCAGTGATAAATCGGTATGACACCAGAATTGCTATGACGGTGCTTGCCGATTTTATTTTTTTAGGACATCAGCAGAATGGGAGCTGGGCATTGAGCTCAGATAAAACGGAACTTTTTGCTATGGCATGTG